AGTTGCAACACCGAGCTTCTTGTTGGCAGCAACCAGCTCTTCGCTGCCAATTAAGTGTGCCTGGTAAAGCTGGTATGCCTCCTCAGGTGTGGTAATGGTCTGTCCGTAGCTTGTAGTGTACGCCTTCGGACCCAGGGTAGAAGCTAGTTGGCTTGCTTTCGTCGGAGGTGTTACCGCTGCAACCGTTGTTGCAGGAGTAGGAGCAGTTGGCTCTGGCTCTGGCCCGGTAAGAATTTTGAGGGGACTCGGGACTTGCGGACCCTGACCCTTCAAGTCCTTGGTGTATTGGTAAGCCTGCTGGTAAGACATTCCCATCTCGGCCGCAATCGTCTTGGTGTCTTTACCCTGCAGGAATAGCTCCTGCGCTTGTGCCTTTTTGGTGCCCGCTTTTGCCGTTACCTGGGCCAGTGGAATCTTGCAGACTGTTACTGCCTCGAGGAGTCTGAAAGACTCCTGAATAGGAACGCCCTCTGAACACGGAGCCTTCTGTCGCTGGTATAGCGTTGTACACCGACAGTTCGGGTGAGCAGGCGGCATCCCGTGAGTCGACGTAAACGCCTGAGCGTTCAGAATCCATCCCTGCGCCTGGTTCGCTGCACATATTGGGTCAACCCGGTTATCGCTGACTGTTAACCAGGACTTCTCCATCACGAGGCCCAAGGCTTCCATCGCCTCAATGGGCTGTGCATTACCCTGCTCATAGGCATACGCCAGTTCGGTTACCGCAATCATCTGTGCCCGGTCACGGGAAAACCCGAATGTGTCCTTGAGCGAATTGCGCATGGTTGACCACGCAAAGCCGTTTGATATCCCCGCAGTTAGTTCCTCACGCAAGAGGTCCCGTGTTGCATTGTTCAGGCCGGTTACGGTGTCTGCAGCATATTGGGACATCCATCCAACTGCACGTGGGTTAGGCAGGCCAAACGGCGTCGGGGAGAGACCCAAGTCCTTCGCCGTCGACTTACTCGCACTATCGTAAGCTTTCCCGCCCTGGTCGATAAGGCCCATACCTAGCCCGTAAATTGGACCTTGCCCAGGCGCTACACCCATAACGTTTTCAATCCACGCATTAACGGCCTCAAAGGACTTATCGTCCCAATAGCGTTCCCACTTCTCAAGACGTGCCTGACGAGCCTGTTCATCTACCAGTTCATCTTCGATGTCGTCTTCGGCTGACGACTGGTAGTCGAAGGTTAGGGTCCCGAAGTCCTGGCGTGAGAGAGCATCAAGTCCGAAGGCGTCAAGTCCGCCTCCGGTCTCAGGGTCTCGGAACCAATCCTGGGACAAACGCTGATGCTCAACCTCAATAGTAGATTCCTGAAGTTCGGCTTCGTCTTTAGCCGCAGCGAAGAGCCGCTGGGCGACCCTGATTTTGAGGATTAGGTATGCATGGTACTGTTCCAGTACCTTCTTATCCCGCTTCAGGATACGTTCCATCTCCTTGACAATACCCTTCCGAGCAGTGTCAAGGAATGCCTGGGCCGTCTTGGTAAGCGAGGGTTCGAGCGGGTCTGTTGCCCTAACTTTCCTGCGTCTATCCAGGACTTCCAGGAGCAACTGGGCTTCAGCTACCGTTGGGTCCTTGACATGAAGATGGGTTTCCACCTCATGGACAAGCTGGAGTGCCTCGTTTACATGGAGTGCACTCACCTGGTTCATCGCTGCGTGCCGGGTCGGGTGACATCCCATACGGCGCATTGTCCCGGTACGCATTACAGCCCAGGGCTTACTGACCGGACAGGTACGTGACCGGGCAATGCTATACGGCACCGGTTAAGCCTTTCGGACCCGGACCTTCTTCGTTCGCGACCTCATGGGGGCAGGCTCGAGGAGCGCTTCACGGAAGGCCTTTAGGCCCTGGCGGAAACCAGATTCGGTTAGGTCACTGAGGTCCGGGAGTTCGAGTTCAGCGGTTTCTTCCTCTAGGGTCCCTTCGGCTCCTTCNCCGACGACCTGCTCTTCGGGTTCGGTATCAGTAGCAAACCACATTGAGCCGTCAGGGAACATCTCTTCGAGGATGTTGCCTACTTCCTCGTTTAGCCCGAGGGCGCGGAGCAACAGGTCCACGAGGATGCGGTCCGGCATTGTCTGGGCTGCCTTCTTTCCGCCCAGCGTAGCTGCGTCGATGATGGCGGTGACCTGCTGTGCAACCTCACGTTCCAAGATGGACGGGAATTCCACGGCGACTGAGAGGTCAATTTCCTGCGTCTCAGACTCGACCGTTTCCTCCCTGGTCTCGGGGTTAATCTTCCGGATTTGGACGTCGATGGTGTCCGGAATCTTGTTGGTCATCGTCTTCGTCCTGGAGATAACGTACCCCAGGATATCACGGAACGTATCTGCCCACAATGTCTGCCGGTTCTGCATCTGTAGTTCGGTGGGCCTGTCCAGTGTCTTCGCTGTCGCCAGATTACCTGCTTCGGCATTGCCCGCAAGGATGGTTTCTGGGATACCTGTCCCCGCACTAACCAGCAACCAGAGTCGACGCCCCTCCTCGGGGTTCGGAGCAGCTCCTGCTGTTCGGATAGGTTCTAGGTCTGCTGTCCTAGTGCCATCCGGGAGTCGCTTGTTAATGAACGTCGACCCTGCGACTGGCGGAGGGTTTCCCTCGCTCGGACTATCCCATGTCCGAGTGGTCCCGAGACGCGTCTTGGCATCCTTAACAGAGTTAGTTCCGCGGACAGTAAGTGACCATGCCCAGCGAGCTAAAGCTCTCCGCAGGGTTGCGTAGTCCTCAAGGTCTCGGGTGACTGCCTTTGCCCACGCAAACGCGCTGTACTTTTCCGGTGCCCCGAATCGCCAGTTTGGGAGCCCGCCCGTCTTCAGGTGATAGACAGGTGCAGCCCACTCGACATTGCCGAAGTGCTCTGAGCCAGAAGCCCCGATGACATCGACGACATCAAGGTCCTCTTCCTCGACCTTGAGCAAGTAACGCCAGTCGGGGTAGTAAGTTGTAACCCGCTTCTTCTTGTACTGGCCGGTTGTGAAGTCAAACACCTTGGTGTGGTACCGGCGCTTATAGAACCAGACTTCGCGGTCATCCTCCGGATTGTAGATGATACCGTCGTCAGCCAAGATTTCGTTTACCGGAATAGTACGAACTGTCACATGAGCAGTCTCAGTATCCGTCCAAAGGACGAAGAACAGGTTGCCCTCAATTTGAACTTGGACTTCCTTGCCCACTCTGGCATCATGTGACGTGAACTCCGCCAGGTTATTCCGGTCATTCAGGAAGCCCTGAACAATGTCGTTCACCTGCTCATTGGGGGCGGTGAAAGTAGCCCCTCGGGCCCAAACGTAGTTTGCCTGGATATGAACAGCGTGGTCGATAAGGGGGTTCTTGAGCGTCATCAACCGACTCAGTTGAATGAGGCGCTGAAGCCCGCTGGCTGAGAACTCCTGTTCGGCCTGGGACATCTGGCGAATCCAGCTGGCATCCTCCAGCTCAAGCTCAAGCTCGTCCAACCGTTCCAGCAGGAGAGTCTCATTCATGTACTGTCCGGCAACCACTTCGCGTAGCTCAGTACGCGTCAATCGCTGAAGTCCGCCAAGACGACCCCGACCGTTTCCGCTCTCAGCCACGAGTGTCATTTGTTGGTCCCCTCGTCAGTACGGACTGATGTGAACATCGTCGAAGTCGCTCATGACAACCTCAACCCCGCCAACGTCAGTGGGCCAGAAGGACTGAACAACTGCGTCTCCGGCATCTGTGCTTCGACCGATGCGCTTCCGGATATCGTCCTTCGACTCTACCTGAATCTTGCCAGCGCTAGTTGTTCGCCAGTGCGGGGTTGTTAGGTCCCCTATCAAGTCGTCATCGTCCGGAATTGCTGTCGGCAACTTGTGCGCAGGGTTAAGCAGCTCACGGGTATTCCACCATGCAGCTGACCTTGTGTTCAGGAACTCCAATTCGCCAGACACATCCGTTACATCCGTGTGTAGCCCCGCGTTGAATGCGTACGTTTCGAACCCGAGTTCGCGGAGCCTGTCTACGACGCCTGCCCCGATACCGATTACGTCGACCATGGCATAGCCGCCCTTGTTCCGAAGAACTCCCGCTACGCATCCTGTCGTCTCCATCGTATCCATGCGAGTGTACTTGTTCAGCTCGGTAATGACAAGGTCATGGCGATGTGCCAAGACTGTTTTGTCCAATCCGCTTCGCGCAACGTCCACCCCGAGGCAAGTGAAATCAGGGGGACTAACGGACTGGTCCTCCCACCGAAGTACTGCTTCCTCAACCCACGACAGTGGGATAACTGCATTCTCATCATCCGACGCGAAGTGGCCGAGAACGCGGTTCTGGTAAACACCGGACCTGTCGCCCCACTGCAACTTGCGTGCATCCGCCCACTCCTGAGAAATACGCCGCGAGGCAATAGCCTCCTCGAGTGTTACATGCCGACAGGTCCAATCCCGATAGCCCGCCTTGCGCATGTGGATATCGTGGAACCGTCCCGAGGTCGGCCCCGGTGTCGAGTTCGCCATCGCAAAGGCAACCTTACCTGTACTCTCACCGGCTCCGGCAAAGGCACCCTCTGTCGCATCGTAGACCTCAGCGTCGATGGCCTTGGCCTCGTCGTAGATGTACAGCACTTGGTCGGCATGAACGCCTTCGATGGCTTCGGGTGTATCGGACGCCAAGGCAAATGCTTGGCCCCAAACCAGGTTGAGGTTCAGCTTGAGCAACTCGGTCCGTTCGTTGAACGGCCCCCGCCAACCTAGCTTGTCCCACAGTATCCTCCTAGCCCACTTGTGAATC